GGCTGTCTAGCCATTTTTATCGGGATCCATCCAGCCAGGTGATAGACAGGCGAGCGCCCTGTGACTAGCACCGCTACATCGTTATCTCGATCGGTTTTGTTGATAATCAAGCTGCCGTTGTCGTACTTAGTCCATTTAACTTCCAGCCTGCTGCCTACATCGGCTTCATTTTTAAATGTGTTTAGCGATGGCTTAAAGTCTTTGAGGCCAAAGTACTCGGCCACTGCAATCTCAGCAGCTACAGCTTCAGCGTTTTCCAGGATGAACTCGTGCAGGCTTATAGCCTTATTAAATCGGCCTGGATGATCTGGCCTGCCCTTTAAATCTGCGACCCGGGCTAGTCCGATGTGGTGGGCTTGGATCTCTTGCGAATAATCAAGCACAACCCTGTTCATCGACAGTTATCACAAACCCAAATTTTGTCATCGATATACTTGCCATCAATCTTGCAAGCAAAGTGCTGGCCTGTATCGCACCACTCGATAATCGGTGGCACAACTTGATCGCGTATCTCAGTGCCATCCATTTGGATAGTTAGGCGGTTGCCTGTCTTTAAATTAATCATTTCAAAATCGCCACTCATTTACTTCTCCCATCTAGGAGCGCACTGTGGCTTGGCCTTGGATGGACAGACCCATCCCTTGTACTTATTGCCAGTTTTAGAGCTGATGCCTTCTTTAAAAATCATGCGGCCATGCTCACAAGTCTCTGCCTGATCTACGATCTCGCCGCCTAGCGCACCTTGGATTAGGTTTATGCCTGTAGCTAGTGGCTCGGCTGTGCCTTCAGGTGCAATCGTCACAGTTGCCCAAGGATCGCTTTCTAGGCTTACTGGGGCATCTTGTACGACCTGCGCCATAGTCTCGGCAGTGCTGCGATGTTCTCCAGGGCTTAAAAGACTTATAACTCTGCCTATTGCACTGCTGGATGTATCCTCAATAAACCAGCGTTTCATATTTTGGTTGTAAAAAGCCTGATTGCCATAAGCATAATCAACAGCTGCTGGCACTGTGTCCTCATGCTCGCGGTATGCCCGGGCTTCGATCAAGATGTAGCCTTCTTTAAGGTTTACATCGATAATGCTGGTTTCTAATCTCCCAGCTGGGAATTCATCCCTGAAGCGTTTAATGCGCTGTAAAACCGTCTCGTACTCGGCCAAATTAAACATTTAGAAGCACCTGGCTTTCTGCATCTCTTGCAGCTTGTAGTTGATCGGCTAGCGGCCAATGAATAAAACCACCTTTACCATCTGGCCATGTTTCAGCTTGTCTCTTGTGGTAATTGCAATATGCGCGAGTAGCGCCCTTAGATCGGATCGTTATCGATACTGTGATGATCGTGGCAATAGGCACGCACTTATCCGAAAAAGTCCATGTCTGAGTCTTTGTATCAAAGTTGCCAAACTCGGCTTTGCAATCGTTGCAATAAGTACCAGTAGGTGCGCTCTTAATCATTTGTTTACCGCCTCGCGTGCGCGGCGCTCACCGATGCGGATGCCTACTGCTCGCCCTGCTTTGTGTCCATCCTTGCGGCCTGCGGCTACGCCCAGGCTATAGAAAATTACAGCTGTAAATAGCATGGTAAACAAAACCCACGCTGTCATTTGTTCAAATTGCATAGTGTGATCCCTTGATAATCAGGTAGCCCTTTACCACCTTTTGTAAAAGGGTAAAGCGCACTACCCACATAATCAAGTACTCGGCGTGTTTGTTGGCGTGTCGTGTGGGTCTTTTGGCTTAGATTTGAGGCCATTAGATGCCAAGACACCACCCAGGCTGCCTGTCAAGAATATGCACAAGGTTGTAAGTAGATCGATAAAGGCTCGATCGTTGGGCGCTTGGTTGGCTATTGGCTGGGTCACAAAGATAAGCGCGTAAAGCATCCCAAATACGCAGCCAGCAAAAACTACAGCCAGGGTGCAGCCTATGAAAACAATCAGCCTGGCATGTAGCTGCTCAGGCGTTAGGCGCTTCATATACATCTTTTGGGAGTAAGTCCTTGGTGCATGTACCCACCACCTCACAGGCAGGCGGTTTGCATCGAGTTTGATCCCAGTTTTCGTATTCTTGGCACTCATACCTAACCCATCCTTGATATCCGAACCCCGATAGGAGCAGCGATAAGGCCACTGCCCCTATCAGTTTGTGCATTACTTGTGGCCTACCCCAAACTCTTTTGCTTTTGGATCGATGGCTTTCAGTGCCGGGCCAATTAGAGCTGCTAGAAACGCATTGGCTAGCGTGCGTGGATCTGTTACACCTGCCATGTAAAGAGCTGCTACAGCTGCCGCAGCTGCTCGGCCATAACTTAACGCGATGGCTTGTAGTCTTGGTTGCATTTTTATCTCCTTAGCGCCCTTAGTTGATCTGACTCAGCACATAAAGGGTTGCAGTGCCGCTGCTTGTAATTGCGTATAAAGCCTCATGATCGCCAATAAGAAGCGATAGTTTGTCGCCGTTATCTAAACGGTAGCCATTGGCTGTGGTTAAGTCTGCGCCGCCGATGTAGATCGTGCCGCTGGCACTATGTAGGTAAGCGCTCTGATCTCCAATAAGTGCAGGTACCACGATCGATGCCGTAGTAGTTACTGTGTAAACCTGTGATTTAGGCATTGTCCAACCCCAATTTTTTAGCTAGTGCGATGGCTTTTTCCTTGCTTATAGATACTTCAAAGTGCATTTCATCCTTACGGTTGCGGTAATCGCCGCCCCAGGTAAGGCCGTACTTCTTGGCAAGCGCCTGGATCATCGGCACCTTCTCAGCTGGAAAAGTACCTATCTTGCCAAGAGGATGCTGAGTCGCATTTAGATCGATGGCTGTACCTGAGCTGTGGCAGCTGAGTTTGTCGGTTGTGCCGCGTACCATGCGAAAGGCATAAGCCCAATCATCTAGTTTGCCTTTATCGATCGGCTCGATTAACTCATGAAAGTCTGCTGCAAATGCAGCTAATAACTCGCCTGCACCTTCAGCGCATCTAATTTTTAAATTAGTGCCTTTGACCGGGTAAGGCTTTACATTGATCTCAGCCTGGTCTTTACTTGCAGGCCATCCGTTATAGCTTGTAAGACTCATCCCAGTAATAGTGCCGCTTCATCGGCTGTAATGCCAAGTTTAGTTAGCAAGGCTTCCTTAGCAGTTGCCTTTGCCGCCGCTTCGGCTTCCTCTGCCGCTAATTTTGTTGCGGTTTCTGCACGATCTATGTTTAATTGCGCGGCTTCCGCATCGGTCATATCGCGCTTAATTGTTTCGCCTGTAATGCCGTCAGTAATTGAGATTTGTGGTTTCATTATGCGTTCGCCATTCCGTAGATGTATACAGTTCCGTTCATTGAGCCAGAGGCCGGGATAAGTGTAAAACCATCATAACTTGTCGCGTTTGAGTTTCCGTACGCGGCTACCTTTACTGTGCTTTGAGTAGAACTTGCAAAATCTGGCCCTGCAAGGCTTGTCGCTCTTGTAATTTTGGTTAAAAACGGTGAAAAGAAAGTAATATCAGCAAAGGCATATGAATTAGCAGCGGAATCAACATATACAACTTCAGCCCATGAGGTTTCACCTGTGCCTCTTGTCGCTGCAACCGATGTGCCAAAACCTAGTAATTGCTGTCTTACATAAGTTGCAGATGTTACATCTGTGCCGCTGGCTCGTAATCTAATGCCTATTTGAGCGCCTGCGGTTGTGTTGGCATCCAAAACAATTTTTACTAAATAGTTATCGTAGGTGCTAGAAAAAACGCTATTAAAAGACTGTGTTGCCGCGCCAGTAAAAGAAGTTCTAGCAATTAAAGTAAGTCCGCTTGATGCGCCCGCTGCCCATTTGAGACCAGTTGCAGTAGATGAGTCTGCGGTAAGCACGGTGTTATTTGCACCTACTGCTAAACGGCTTACTGTATCTGCAGCGGTAGCGGCAATTAAATCACCTTTAGCGTCTACTATATTTGCAGAAATTGGATTAGATGCGCTTTGAGTTGCCCAGGTTGATCCGCTATAGACCAAAATAGTATCGGTGTCTTTTAGGTAACACGCGTTACCTTCTTGTGGTGATGTAACTGCGGCATCTCTAGCAGTGGCATTGGCAAAAACCCAAATCCCTTGCATAAGATAGCCATCTACATCGTTGGCTGTAAGCACCTCACCTGTGGTGAAATCCTTATATCCTAATGGTGCTGCCATCTTTATCTCCTTAGTAACTCAAAGTGTTAGTGCCTAAAATCCCATATTGGCTGCTGTTCAAAATGAAGCTGTCGATTATGGGTTCTAATGTGGTAAATGTTACGCGCCATTTATTGGGGTTGATCGTCATAGCCACACCAAAAATTTGCAGGGTTTTTGTAAGGGTTGTTGAACCAGGTTGTGTGGTCGTAACGGTGATTGGATCGAAGTAATCAAGGCCAAGAGCAGCTGCAATACCGGCATCGTAGTTTTCTGTGTATAGATCCAAAACGATTGAATCGCATCGCACTGAGGTTTCAGCTCGGCTTGCCACATAAGCCCGGGCATAATCCAAAGCCACTGCATCGGTCTGCATAAGCAGATCGGTCTGGGTGTAGCTGTGCAAGAAGTATTTAGCAATACTGGCTGAGTCGGTTGCTTGCTGGGTAGTGCCGCCCGATCTTGTGATGTTTGCCTGGTTATAAACCAAAACATCGTTTAGCACCCACGCGGCATCGAAGTAGAGAAGCCCAGCCGAGCCGTCATCGGTGAAAACCGTAGGGGTGGCTGCAACGCTCGATGAAGTTAGCGCCCGATCCTGAAAGACAAAGGATCCACTGGCATCTACATAGAAACTGCCGTACTCGCTTGTACTTATTGTCTGGCACGCAGCTAGAGCTGTACGAGCTGTGCCTGGGTCTGCCTGCACTGTGGTTTGGCCTGCATCTATGTCGCGCATCGATGATGGCCAAGAGATTTGATCCAGGATGTTATTAATGCGAGCGCCTGATAATTGCCCTGCGCTTGTACCTGTAACCGTAGTTATTTGGGCATTTTGTGCAAGCCTGAAGGCATCTACAGCTGAGATCACACAGTAAGACACATTGTCATTGGACTCTTGTGGGGTGATTGTCTGATAGCCAGTAATGAAACCGCTAAAAATGGGATAAGTAACGCCGTTATGTGTGGCAGTGATCTGCAACTTACGCATCGGATCTAAAAGGCCATAAAAAGGCCCCGATGTGTTCATGCTGTTGAAGTCGCCGTTTTGATCGACAATCCTTAGGGAACAAGTACCTGTTTGGAATTGATCGGCCTCAGCGTTACGACCGCGGCGTGTAGTAAGCGCATCGATGCGATCTGACACATCAACAATTACAGCAGCGCTATCAGCCAAAACATTTGTACCTAAAATACCTTGATCCAAAATCATGGATTGTGCGAAGGAAGGCCCGGTCGAAAAATTTATAAAGGCGTTAAGGGTAGGTACTGCCATTACAGCGCCCCTGCAAATGTGGTGCTATCACCATAACGGTTTAGTTTTTGAAGCGCACGCTGCATGGCCTCGGTTAAGTAATCCTCGGTACCTACTGGGGTATTAATCGTGATGTTATTAACCTGCGGTGGGCTGTAAGTAAATGATGGGTTTGATGCCGAATAGTCATATATGCCGTTGGGGTTACCTTCTGGCATATTGCTGATCGATGCTGGCAGATCAGGCACGCTTCCTGCACCGTAAACAAATGAAGGTTGGGCTGGGGTGTAGTTGTAGATGCCGCTTGGATTGCCCATGTTGCCTATGTTGTTGCCTGCCTTGGCCGCTTGCTCTGCTAGGTAGCGTAAAGACTCAGCAGCAGCCAGTTCGGCCTTCATCTTGGCTGCGTTGGCTATATCAAGCTCTGCCATGCGCTTGGCGGCGCTATTAGCATCTTCATCCATGATTGTGAGCAAGCTGCGGATCCGAGCCTTTTCAGCTTCATCCTTTGAATTAGCCAGGGCTGTCTCCAGGTTGATCCGATCTACATCAAACTTCTTTTTTAGATCCTCTAGCTCGGCCTGCTTCTTTTTGGCTGCCAGTTCAGCAGCTGTAAGTTTCTGCTTTTCTTTCTCAGTTACATTTTGCTTCTTGATAGTCGTAACTAGTTTGGCACGCTCTGCCTGCTCAGTTGTGAAGTACATCGATGTAGGGGAGTAAGGCACGCCTTTGCCTGTATTTTCGCCGCGCATTTGGCTACCAAGTTGAGACAACTTACTAATTTGAGCAAATACACTAAAGCCAAATATTTTGCTGAGGTTGGTTTCATTAAATGTTTTGGCTAATGAGGCAAACAGGTAAAGGGTGTCTGCAGTGGCTTTGCCAAGGTTTTCCATGTTGTCAGTCGCGGTTTGGATGCCATTAGATCCACCAAGCAAAGCGATGCTATCAAGTAAACCTTTACCGATTTCCTCTTTGGCATTTTCGGTAGCGATGGTCAAAGCGGCCATTTGTCCTGCATAAGTCTTTGTGGCGGCTAAAGCCTGGCCTGAAAACTTTTGGCTAAGTTCGGCCATGATCTTGTCCATGTCACCGCTAGCAAGGGTGGCCTTAGATAAACCTGCGCCAAGGCGACTCAAGGCTGTGGTCTGGCCTGAAAAACCCTTAGCAAGCGCCATTGAAACAGCACCCAAGTCTTTACCTGTTCCAGCCGATATCGAAAGCGCTAGCTCTAAAGCCTTTTGGCTTTCGGTAACCGATGAGGTGGCTGTAAGCAAAGTCTGAAATGCCGGGCGCAGCTGGTCATCGAGGACTTTGTAAGTATCCTGCATCCGAGCAATAAAACCTTCGGTAGCAATAGTGGCAAAACCGTTGCCTGTATTTTTTAAGGCGATTGCTAAAGACTTCGCAGCCTTCTCATCAGCTATGAAAGCAGCTGCTGCCGCTTTACCAAACTGGGTAATTTTGCGAACAGCAAAAGCCCCAGCAAAGGCTTTGCCTAAAGCAAGCGTAGTTTTCTGGAAAGAGGTTAAATCCTTTTGGCCTTTTTTAAGGGCTGAGCCGTTCCACTTAGCTACTGCCGAGACAATTAACGATGCCATTATGCCCCCAGTGTGTACTTGGCTTGTGTATTAGTTGTGTTAAAAGTCTTAACCGCATTTTCGATGGCAAGATTGATCGCACGCGTTGCTCTGCCTTGATCCTCTGCAAAGGCTCTATAAATCAAGCGGCCTGTACTCATACGAGATACGCGACCCCGCTGGCCTTGTTGTCGTGGCCTAGCATTGACTAACTCACCGTTTGCGTTTGCTCTGGCAATAAACTGCCTGCCTGCCTCTGGGTTCAAAGAAGTATTAATATTTTTTCCTGAAGCCCAAACTGGAATAATCGGGCCTGCACCAAATCGTTTGCCTGCATAGCCAAGAGTTCTGCCGCCTGCTGGCTGACCATCTGGCCCAGATTTACGCCCAGCGGTTTCGTAAATAGCACCGCCTGCTGATCTGTTGGCTACATAATGAGTCATTGAGAAACCTGCGGCATTTCGCTTGTTAGCACCTTGATTGTAGGTAATGCCTTTTTGAGTTTCAGCCTGGTCGTATTTTGGAAATGCGCGATAGTTAATTGTTTCAGTTGATGAAGCTGCTTTAGTCCAGCCGCTTAGCATCGATGAATTGGCAGGTGCAAAGCCCCGGGCTTTATCGCGGATCGGTAACATCGCAGCTTTAATTTGCTTGTTCATGCCTTTGTACAGATCGTTATCGAACTCGCGCATGGCTTTAAGCGTGCCTTGTACGCCGCTGATGTTTACTGGCATTTACACGCTCCCTTGCTCGATCGCCTAACACTTGTAAAACTGCTTTAAACATAACCTCATCCATGGCCAGGACTTGATCGGGGCTAATTTTCAACTCAACAGCTAGTGAAGCCACCAAGTATGTAAATGAACCCCGATCTATCCTTTTGGGCTTTCATCCTCGATTAC